CTGCAAGCGCTGCGATTATGTCGTTGCTATTGAGCGTTAACCAAATACCCGCAAATGCACAAGGTCGAAATCAAGTACTTGCCGTACTGCAAGGCGTGATTAACCAAGCATTAAATAACGGCACGATCAGTGTCGGTAAAACGCTAACAACCGCACAGCAAATGTATATAACGTCCGCCACTGGCGATAATCTCGCATGGCACCAAGTGCAAAATAATGGCTATTGGGTTGATGTGGTTATCACATTAGTCGGCAGCAATTATCAAGCAACGTACACGTTAATTTACAGTAAAGACGACGTGATCCGAAAAGTGACGGGAACCAATACATTAATTTAATATTTAGGGGATTGTAACATGGAGAATATTTCAGGTTTTGGATTATCCGTTAACATATTGGCGTCGAATACTTTTCCGGTTGGCCTCTTAATATCTGAATTTGCAGATGATGCCGACCCGTTCGATATTCCATCATTACAAATAGCGGACACGGCAATGGGTTTAAATGGCGATATGATCGCTTGGTCTAAAGCTAACCCGATTAAGATTACGCTTAATGTGATTCCGGGAAGTTTTAGCGATTTAAACTTAGCCGTATTATTTGAGGCGAATCGCGTAGGACGTGGAAAAATAGGCGCTAGAGACATAATCACGATGACTGGCATTTATCCAAACGGTACGCCGATTATCTTAACGAATGGTGTTATTACCGACGGTAATCCCGGCTCTCCCGTTGCGAGTAGCGGACGTTTGAAATCTAAAAGTTATCAATTCTCATTCGAAAATAAAACATTGGGCTTATAATGCAATTATTAGAAACAAAATCGATTTTTATTGATGATAAAGAATTTATCTTATCGAAATTCCCTGCCGTTGCCGGTCGGGAAATTGTCGTTAAATACCCTTTATCGGGATTGCCGAAAATAGGCGAATACAAAGTCAATGAAGAAACGATGCTTAAGTTAATGAGCTATGTAGGTATTAACAGCGCGGGTACAACGATTCGGCTATCCACGCAGGCGCTAATCGATAATCACGTCGGTAATTGGGAAACGCTTGTTAAAATTGAGTGGGCAATGCTTGAGTATAATTGCAGTTTTTTTCAGAGCGGGCGAGCCTCGACTTTCTTAGAAGGTATCGCCCAGAAAGTCCCTCAATGGATTTCCAAAATATTGACGGGTTTATCGGAGCAATCGTCGCAGATGGAAAAGCCACGCTCCACGAATTGAAAACTGTCTACACACTCGAAGATGCGTTTTTAATGTGGGAAGTAATTGCGGTCACTCGCTATAACGAACACTTAGCGATAGAACATTCGAAAAGGGGCGTTAAATGAGTATCCTAGAAACTTTTTATATACTCTTTAAAAGTGACGCTTCCGATGTTAAGAAAGGCGCGGAAGAAGCCGAGAAGTCTACAAAAAAACTTGACGAATCTTTAAAAAATGTTGGTAAAAGTACCGAAAAAGTCGGTGCTTCATTTCTTCAATTAGCTAAAAGTGCCGCTTCGTTTTTCGCAGTTGCCGCGGCTACGCGTGCAGTCGTTCAAGGCATAACGCAAGCGAATGACTACGCGCTCAAGTTAGGCGACGCTTCCCGCGCTCTTGGTGTGAATGCGAAAGAATTAGACGCGTGGGGGAATGCCGTTCAACGAACGGGCGGAACTGCCGAAGGTTTCCAAGGTTCACTTAAGGGACTAGCTTCGCATTTCGGAACGACTGCAAATATAGCGCTTAAAGCATTACCTCAACTTGCCGATGTATTTCAACGGCTAGGCCGGTTTCGGGCGTTACAATACGGAAAAATACTCGGGTTAGACGAAGCAACTATTCTATTATTGCAACAAGGTAGACGCGAGGTTGAATCCGTTATTTCTCGTCAAAAAGAATTAGGTACCGTTAGTCAAAAAAATATAGAGATCGCTCAAAAATATAGAATTGCTAATCTTGAATTAGATTCGAGTTTTCGAGGTTTGTATTTAGAATTACAACAAACGATCGTACCGATATTAACGAAATTTTATAATACACTCGTTCCGATCATTGAGTATTTACGCAAGCATAAAGATTTAGTTATTGGCGCATTTATAGGAATCGGAATTGCCGCAGGAATAATGCTAGCGCCTTTCATTGTGGCGGCTGCGCCAATTCTCGCAACCGCTGCCGCAATTGGTGCGGTGATAGCACTATTTGCGATCGCTTATGAAGACTTACAAGCATTTCGTGCTGGTCACAATTCTTTGATAGGTGATTTAATTAAACGCTGGTCGGATGCAAAAACCGCTATTGGCGACGCGCTAAAATACCTAACAAAATTATTATTTTTATTTCTCGACCCAATGCAGACCGTAACGAAAAGTTTTGATTTTCTTAGCGGATTAGCTAGCGGAAAAAGTTTAATAGGTCAGGCTTCGAATAGTCCGATTGCTTCGCAGTCATCGAGTAGTATTTTTAATTCTCGTTCGTCCGCTCGAAATAATAACGTTAATACCGGCCCGATAACCGTACACACGCAAGCGTCGGATGCGGTAGGTATTTCGAAAGGATTGGGCAAAGGAATACGCGAGCATTTGTGGCAAGCCAATAATGAATTTGCCGATGGGGTATCGTACTAATGGCATTTAATCCGTTAAATATTATCAATACTTTGCTTCCTTCGTTTGCGATCGATTCCGTTGCGATATTTACGCAAGACTACATACAATTATTTAGAGATGCCCGAGCGATTAAAGCCGTCGTTAAAGAACAAGCTAAAGTGATGGAACATCCAGTCGAAAACGGCTCGGTAATTAGCGACCACAGAGTGATACTTCCGGTCGAAATAGAACTATCATTAATATTAGCATCCGAAAATTATCAGAGTGTTTATAAAGCGATTCGACAATATTATTTTAATGCTACTTTACTCGTCGTTCAAACTCGTTCGGGGATTTACGAGAATCAGTTAATTTCGGCGCTTCCGCACGAAGAAGACCCGACTATTTATGATGCGCTAACAATCGCTTTGAGTTTAAAGCAAGTGCAATTTGTGACTGCGCAGTTTGGTATTGTTCCGAAATATCCATCTAATACCACAACAGTTAACCGCGGTGTCCAACAGGGAACGCCCGCTAGCACTAGCCAATTTACATACGCACAGCATGTTGTTGAAGGTAAACCGCTATGATTGTAATTCCGTTAACTAACATACCAAATCAATCACTCTCATTAACTCTTAATGGTAGCGATTATATTATTAACGTACATGGCACGCGTGATGACGGTCCCGGGACGGGAATCGCTACTTTCGATATTATTCGCAATGACGTAGCCATAGTAACGGGTGCGCGTGCGCTTCCAGATTTCCCATTAATACCTGCGCGGTATCTTGAAGATGGGAATTTCATTGTCGAAACGATGAATGACGAGTATCCGGATTGGCGTCAGTTCGGCATAACGCAGAATTTAGTATACGCCTCGCAGGATGAGTTAGTCGCGATACGGGCTGGAACATGAATGAATTAGACCCGCGAATCGTTAAAGTCAGCATCACGGTGAATGGGGTAGTTAAAACTTATTCGTCGCCATTGGCTATTACAATCACGGGTACGCGTTATGGTAATGCTTTGCAAAATGAAGCCGAAATATTAATAGAAAATTTAGATAAACCCACACAAGATTATATCCTTACGGAAACGTCACCCTACAATAAAAATAAAACGCCTAAAGTCGTAACGGTAGAAGCGGGGCGACAGTCTTACGGAACGTCACTTATCTATCGCGGAAACATTGTGACATCTAGTGTATCGCAACCGCCGGACATTGGCATAACCTTACGGTGCTTAACGGGTAATTTTACTAAAGGGAATGTATTAACTCGAAATCAACCGGGGCAAGCAACACTTAAACAAATATCGTCGCAGATAGCGCAAGATAACCAAACGATATTAAATTTCCAAGCTACCGATCGCAATATAGCTAATTACGCTTTCGCCGGTGCCGCGACAAATCAAGTTGACCTTTTGAATTCCTTAGGAAATATAAATGCGTTTATTGATAATGGAACGTTAATTGTTAAAAACGCATTCATCCCATTAAATAATACTTTACGGATATTAAATGCCGAAACGGGGATGATTGGTATTCCTGAATTTACGGAATGGGGCGTTAAAGTTAAATTTCTATTAGATAATCGAACAACATTAGGCGGCGCGTTAAGAATCCAAAGTAAAATATATCCAGCGATAAACGGCGATTATGTGATTTATAAACTTGCGTTTCAGATAGCAACTAGGGACGTCCCATTCTACTATGTGGCGGAAGCTGCGAGGATACAAAGATAATGAATAGTTCAACCGGCAATAGTCCCGACATTGATCCCGTCAATAATGAAACGTTAGCAGGTTCTATCCGTTTCGCGTTTCGAAAACTCATGCAGAATGTGAACGGTATGTTACCGGCGAAAGTCATATCGTATGACCGCACAACGAACCGAGTACAAGTTCAATTAATGATTGCGGTCGTCACGACGCAAGGGGCGCAAATTTCGCGACCACAGCTTGCGAGTATCCCCGTCCTATTACTTGGGGGTGGTGGGTATTTCCTAAGCTTTCCGCTTAAAGAGGGCGATCTCGGTTGGGTAGTTGCTAATGATCGCGACATTTCTTTATTTCTACAAAACTACAGTGAGACGGCGCCCAATACCGGTCGAATTAAAAGTTTTTCGGACGGCGTATTTATCCCTAGTGTGATGACAGATTATACTATCGGTGGGGACGACGCCGATAACGCGGTTTTACAAAGTACAGACGGTACGGTTAAGATTACTTTAGGGACAGGAAAAATAACAATTTCCGCCCCTTTAGTTGAGATTGACGGGTATAACCCTTCCTTGATTATACCTCCCGGCGGTACACTAGCAGTTATCGGGGACATAACCGCCACTGGTGATATAACACCGTTTGTATAGGGAATAACATGCAAACTTTAGCAGCAAACGTTAATAACAATCTCCCGGGCGTAAAGGTCAATGATCTATACCTTGACGGCGATAATAACATTTCAATGAGTTTCGATCTCCAAGCAGCCCTTGAAGCGTGTTCGCAAGCGGCAGAAACGTTATTAGGCGAAATGATTT